TTTTTGATATCTGTAATTAAATGGGTTATTTTTGGGTATTTTGATGAAGATTTTATAGAAGATAATTTTACTTTTAGATTAATGGAGTTTTTGATAAACTGTAAATAATAAACTATGAAGCAACTTACATTTATTTACGAACTATTAAAGTTTATGCTTATCAGCGTTCCTTTAGCAATTATGATTTACTTAACCGCACATTTATACTTTGAAATAAAACGATTATGCTTAAAATATTTGTAACAATAGCTATTTGGGAATTATTAAAACAACTTTATTACAAACTGATAAACCGATGACAGGAATAGACAACAACATTGAAGTAAAATTAATTTATTTAGATACAAAAGAAGAAATATGGTTTAGGTCAATAGCAAAGGCGATAAGGTTTTTAGGTACTGACTATAAAACGATTATGTCCTATATGAACCCAATTAACAAAAAACGATACAAGCATAATAACCGACTTTGTGTTGTTAGATTGAAAAAGTAACCCTAATTTTGCTTTATGCCATTGATACCTTTACCCAAGTTGTTAGAAAAGACCCAAAAGGTAGTTAATGCTTACATAAGGAAACGAGATGAAGGATTGCCTTGTATTAGTTGCGGAAGCTACAATGGTAATCAAGCTGGGCATTATTTCCCTGTTAAGGGGTATTCAGCTTTAAGGTTTAATGAGTGGAATATTTGGCTTCAGTGTTCCGCTTGTAACTGCTATAAGCACGGCAACCAAGCAATGTACCGAATAGGACTTGTAGAAAGGATAGGCGAAAAGGCGGTGAAGGAGTTAGAGTTTGAAGCGGTTAACAATAGGCTAAAGAAATGGACAAGATTAGAATTAGAAGAAATAATAGAGAAATATAAATGACCTTAGAATCAAACATATTTGAAACGTGCAAAGAGCAAGAAATAGCTGGTTATCCTTGCTATGTTTTTGAAATTGATGGAACTACGCACTATGTATTTGGCGAAACACAAGAACAAAGATTTGATTTTATGGCAGATTTAATAAACAACTATAATGGCAAAAGTAAGCAGCAATAACAAGGTCAGCTTTGGTAAAAGAAAGTGTGGTAAGTACAAAAAGACATCTGGTCCAAAGGACAAGCCAGTTAAACCATACGCAAAACAAGGCAGATAATGAAAGACACATACGGAAAGAAGCTATATACCTGTAAATGCGGTTCAGTTACCGAAGGATATGTATGGTTTGGTAAGATAAAAGAAACTCAATTTGAATGTACTAAGTGTGGCAAATGGGTTGGATATGACAATCTAAAGCAAGATAAACCAACAAGCATTATATCAATACGAACACCAACAAAAAACCGATAATATGAGCAATCCATTAAAAGAAAACAGTGTAAAGTCAACAGTAAAAGGTAATACTGGATTAACAAAAGCAGCTCCACCACCAGCGCCACCAAAATTACCTAAAAATGTAATTAATTTTATAATTAAATACTAATCAAAAAAACGATAATGAACATCAACGAAATCAAACCAAACCCAAATAACCCAAGAAAGATTGATGGTGATGAATTTGCTAAGTTGGTTAAGTCTATTCAAGAAGACCAAAAGTTACTTGAAGCAAAGCCTTTAATCATAGATGAAAATAATGTAATCTTAGGAGGTAACCAAAGATATCGAGCTTGTTTAGAATTAGGAATCCAAGATGTACCTGTTATCAAAATGCCTAACTTAACCGAAAGAGAAAAGCAAAAGCTATTGGTCATAGATAACACTCACTATGGAATGTGGGATATGGATATGTTAGCAAATAATGATTGGGAAGTTGGAGATTTAAGCGATTGGGGTGTTAATGTAGACTTTTTAGTTCCAAGTAATGAAGAACCAAAATCAATAGACAATACCAAAAAAGGGAAGGTTTGCCCTAATTGTGGCTTATCTTTGTAAAATATAGAAGAAATTAAGAGAATATGGCAAATGAACATAATTTAATCCCAGCACAAAAAGGCGAGGTAAGAAACCCAAAAGGTAGGGGTAAAGGAGTTCAAAACTCAAAGACTCGCTTACTTAGGTTACTTGAATTAGTACAAAAGAAACGCAACCCAATTACAGGCGAAGAAGAAGATTTTACTGTGCTTGAATTGATGGATATGCAAATGATTAGTAAAGCATTAAGAGGCGACCAAAGAGCCTATGAGGCAGTAGTCGATAGATTAGAAGGTAAGCCTAAGCAAACAACCGACATCACCGCTGACATAAAGGGTAATGTGCAAATCACAATAGAACCAGATGGAGATTGTCAACCAATTAAAGATTAAGGCTACTCCTGTCTTCTATGCTAACAAAAAGGCATATGAAGAAGGTTATCCGATAATATGCAATGAAGGTGGGTCAAGATCAAGTAAAAGCTATTCTGTTGTTCAGTTATTAATCCACATTGCTTTAACCAAGCCTAATACAAGGATTTCGTGCGTTTCTCATTCCCTACCACATATTAAGCGTGGAGTTTATAGGGATTTCAAAGGCATTATGGAGCAATGGGGTATATGGGATGAAAAGGATTTCCGATATACCGATTTCATTTATACCTTTAAAAATGGTTCTTACATTGAGTTATTTGGACTTGAAGACCCAGATAAAGCAAAAGGACCAGCAAGGGATATACTATTTGTAAACGAGGCAAACCTTATTAGTAAGGCTTTGTTTGACCAGCTTTTAATAAGAACAACAGGTCAATCATTCTTAGATTGGAATCCAGCCGACTTTATTTCTTGGGTATACGAGGTAGCTGATAACCCAATGAACAAACGCATCCATTCTACATATCTTAACAACATTTCAAACCTTAGCGATAGCCAAATAAGAAACATTGAGCAGTACAAAGATTTACCAGATGACTTTATGTGGAAAGTTTATGGATTAGGTGAACGAGGCTCTGCAAAGGAAATTATATACACTCAATGGAAACAATATGATGAAGCACCAGATGGGGATGTATTCTACGGATTGGACTTTGGTTATGTTCACCCAGCTGCACTTATAAAGGTTACTCACCACGAAGGACAAAACTACTTTGAGGAAATAGTTTATCAAAGCGGATTGACTCTTAGCGACCTATCAAGATTGATTAGAGAGAAGCTACCTGAACGAGCGACTATATATGCGGATGCTGCCGAACCTAAATCTATTGAGGAATTATATCGACAAGGTTTTAACATTAAACCAGCGCAAAAGGATGTATGGGCGGGAATCGTAAAGATGAAGTCTTATCCAATAAACTTGCACTACAATAGTAAAAACCTAAGAAGGGAGTTTATGTCCTACAAATGGAAAAAGGATAAAAACGATAACGTAATAGAAGAACCTGTAAAGGCAAATGATGACTTGATGGATGCTTGCCGATATGCCGTGTTTACACATTTAACCAAGCCTAAATTTGAGGTGTCGGTATTTTAGGATAAATTGTCTAACTTTGTTAAAATTCATATATAATGGGATTACTTGACTTTTTTAGTAAAAGACAAAAACTATCAACAGTTTTACCACAAATACCTTTTAACGGACAAGTTGCAATACAACAAGGCATTATAACTTGGCAAGGCGGAGATAACATTAGTTTTGTTAATGATGGTTATGCTGCAAATGACATAGTTTATTCTATCGTTAAATTAATTGCGGACAAAGCAAAACTTGCTCCATTTAACGTTTATAAAGTAGTTGATGAAAGTTCTGCAAAGAAATACAAAGCGTTGATGAGCCAACCAGATAAGATTGAGAACTGGAAGGATGTTGAGAAGCTACATAAGAAAGCGTTTGAATTATATACAAAAGATGCACGATTAAACGAGTTGTTAAAATACCCTAACCAAGAAGATACATTTGGCGATTTCGTAGAGGCTTGGTGTACTTTTAAGTTAATCACAGGAAACTCTTTTGTTTACGCAAAGATGATTGAAGGTGGAAACAATAATGGTAAGCCGTATGAAATGTACGTGCTTCCTTCTCAATATATGTACGTATTAGCGGACATTCAAAACTTCCCTCCAACTATTAGCGGTTACCAATTGAACTATGGACCACTTTGGAACTTTACTAAACAAGAAGTACTACAAGATAAATACATAAACTTACAATGGAATACAACTGGGAATCAACTATATGGTCAATCACCATTGATGGCTGCTGCGAAAAACTTGACTCGTTCGAACGAAGCCAAGACTGCGGCGGTTGCTTCATTCCAGAATGGTGGTCCAGCTGGAGTTCTTTTTATGAATGATGAACGCTTTGACCCTATTAGTGGAACACAACAAGCACAAGCACTTAAAAAGGCGGTGAGCGAAAAAGGTGGCTCTGCAAACTTTAATTCAATTGCGGTTAGTGGCTACAAAGTAGATTGGAAACAAATCGGATTGAGTCCTGTTGAATTAGATATCATTGAGAGTGAAAAATGGGATATGAAAGCACTTTGCAACATTTACGGAGTACCATCTCAATTGTTAAACGATGCTGATAACAAAACTTACAACAATCAAAGAGAAGGCGAGAAAGCATTGACAGTTCGTTGTGCTATTCCTTTGTTGGTTGGTATTAGAGATAACTTGAATAGAAAATTACATTCTGATTGGGGTTATCGTGGAACTGATATTTATGTTGACTTTGACCCAACTGTTTATAGTGAATTAGAAGCTAACAAAGCGGAGCAAGTTGAATGGTTAGATAAGGCTTGGTGGATTGCACCTAAGCAAAAGATGGATATTATGGGATTAGAAATTCCACCTTACATTGACGAAGCGGAGATGGAAAAATTATACATTCCTTCAAGTTTACAAAGTCCAGATGAATTTCAACCATTAACGCTACCAAATGAATAGTCAAGACATTTTAGATAAGTTATTTGATCTAAAGGTTGACCTAAAAGCCGACCTTAGCGAGGTTATTGATGAAGTTTACGCAAAGTATCACGATACAGTAAATATGTCTTACACCGAGTTAAAGGCTTGGAGTGAAACTAAATGCTCACGTTTAGCGTCATTAGATAGAAGTCCAGTAAATAGGAACTTAAATCTATTGAGCAAGAAAAAAGCTGATTGGGGTGCAAATGAAGTTAAGTCTGCAAACAGAACGATTAGCTTTGTAAGTAGAATGAAGAATATGGAGCAAGGCAAACCTGTAAACAAAGAGTGTCCATCTAAAAGGGATATTTCCTTAAAGAATTGGGCATACAATCCTAACAAATGATTTGGCAAGATTATAGAAAACTATATTTAAACGCAATAAAAACCTACTCACCTAAGTTCAAGAAAGAACTACAAAGGCAAGTGGATACTTATTGTGATACCCAAGATTTAAACGCTATTAGCGACAAGAAGATAAAAAAGACCATCCAAAACGTTCATATTGCAATGGGCGTTAAGATGGCACAAATTGCCGAGAAAAACGTTTCTAAACAAGTTAAAGGTTATTTCGGTCCAGAGGAGTTTAAGAGTAAGCAAACGGACTTGTTTACTTATGTGATGTTGACATATTTAGAATTAAAAGGATTGGATAATATTGCAGCGGAGATAACTCAAACAACTAAAAACCAAATTCAACAATACTTAATAAAGTCGGTTGAGGAAGGTTTAACGATGCAAGAAACAATCAAGCTATTAAGAACGGCTGGGATAACGGACTACCGAGCAGAGATGATAGCAAGAACGGAAACAGGTAGAGCAGCGAACATAGGCTCAATGGTAGGTACGGCATCAACAGGTCTTGTAACTATGAAGGAGTGGATAGCAGCGAGGGATGCAAGAACAAGACGAGTGCCACGCGATATGTTTGACCATTATCATATGGACGGAATAAAAGTAGCATACGATGAAAAATTTAATGTTAAAACTAAGAATGGAGGTTTTGAGCAAATGTTACATCCTTGCGACCCAAGTGGAAGTGCTGGGGATGTTATCAACTGCCGTTGTACGTTAGGTTACGAAGCCGTGAGAGGCACAGATGGTAAGCCAAAAAGGTTGCAAGATAACCCACCAATGGGAGATATGGGGTTAGTTTGGAATCTAATAAATAATGTGGCTTTGATGCAAATTTCTAACTTAATAAGAGATTTGTTAGCAGATTAAAAAAAATTAATAACTTTGTTATATGAGTAAGATTGAAAACAAAAGCTACAATGATATGATTTTGGATATAGAGCCAGAATCAAGAACAGTTAAAGCGTGTTGGTCAAGAATTGGAAACGTTGATTTAGATAACGATATTATCGTTGCTGAAGCGTTTACCAAGACTATCAAAGAACGTGGACCGAAAGGCAAAAATATGATTTGGTCATTAGTGGATCATAAAGCTGATATGGCACATACTTTGGGTAAACCTAAAGAGTTATACATTGAAGGCGATATGCTTGTTGCGGTTACTGACTTAATAGAAACTGAATGTGGCGAAGATGCTATCAAGTTATATGAAGCTGGTTTAATCAATCAACACTCAATCGGTTTTAGTACGTTAAAGTCAGATGTAAACCAAAAGACTGGTGTGCGTACAATTACCGAATTAAAACTATATGAAGGTTCTGCGGTTCTTTGGGGTGCTAATCCAGAAACACCAACATTGGGTTTCAAGGGTGAGTTCAAAGAAACTAAAGAAAACTTATCAATAAGATTAGAAAACTTAATCAAGGCATTTAGAGGTGGTACATTCACAGATGACACCTTTGCTTTGATGGAGATTCAAATAAAACAAATACAAGCTGAATTATTGGCTTTGGAAATTACTGAAA